TTTAAGCCAAGCATTGTCACCCTCCGCTAGTTGTGAGATTCGTTTAGAGATTAAGAAGTGTTCCTTCAGTTCTTTACAATGAGGGAGACCTAGTTTACTTAAGACTCCCTCATCTATCTGCGGCTTACCCCCTGGTGTAAAGGCTTTAGGTTTCCAACCCATTGACTTTAGTTGTTTAGCAATATGATCTCTAGAGTTAGGATTAAAATCTACTTGTTTAATCTTACTGAAGCTACCACCTGATGTATACCCACGTTTCTTATTGTTCTTCTTAGGAGTAAACTCTCCCTCCGACACAAACCATGAACCAAAACTATCTCTAAGTGCTCCTCCTAATTCCTCCTGTCTCTTTAAAAGTTTTACATAAAGTTCTTGTGCTTTATGAATGTCAAACTTAAAGCCGTACTCAATCTGTCTTTGTATAACAGTAGCAAAAGAATGCTCTAACTCAATAGCTTCTAAGCTATACTCCAGCTCATCGAAATGCATCTTTAAGTTTGACGTTACTGATACATCTTGAATACAATAGTCTGCCATCTCTGGTCTGAAGGTAGCCCACACATCGTCACCCTCCAGCTTAGACTTGGACACTTCCATGCGTTCACCCCATGCCTCTAAAGAATGTCTACCCCATAACCTAGTAGGTATCAATTTATCTTTAGCATCTTCTTCCATGAGATTAGTATGACATAACCTAGAGAGTACTAAAGTATCTACTATCTTAGTATGCTTACTAGGTTTCCATCCAAGTACCTTCTTAAGTACAGGCAGGTCATACCCTATGATGTTATGTCCCGTCAAACTATTGGCTCTACTTAATAACTCAAGAGCATCTTCAAGACAATCATAAGGTTCCTGATTAGCAAACACTTGACCTGCTTCAGCTCCCTCTACTGTCATGCCTATACAATGTACTGTGGTGACATCAGGTAGAAGGTTGTCTGTTTCTATGTCAACTATAAGATCTAGACCTGCGTTCATGCCATCCTCTCTTCCTCTGGAAACCTTTCTTCTAGCCTACAGACTTTACTATTAATAGATTTGTTAAGAGATTCTACTAAATACAACCTAGATTGTAACGCATTATTACTTGAGTCTACTAAAGTATCTAACTTAGAAAGCCTCTTGTCCAGCTCGTTCATCCATGTTACCAGTTGTTCCACATTCGTTGAGTCTTCCTGTGCCTGTGTCGTAGAAGAGTGATCCTGCATATCCAGTAGATGCGCCCTTATATCTTGCCTTAAGTATTCTAATAGTGGTCTCACCGTCCGACTGTTGGTCTCGTTCAAGTCCAATGACGAAATCGCTGAGTTGAGCAATGCTTCCTGACCCTCTAAGATCTGACAAAGTGATTTGCTTCCCATCTTCATGTCCCTTTCCTTGTTGAGGTCTCTTTAAATGAGAGACAATGAACATACCTATGTTAAGTTCTTCAGCTAAAGATCTAAGCTTAGTCATAATGTTATCTATTAATCTTCTTTCGTCTCCTCCCTCGATACCAGATACCATAATACTAAGATGGTCAATGACCACCCAAGTAACAGCACAGCTCCGTACCATATATCTAATCCTGTTTGATAGGACTTCAATATCAATGGAACCCCAATGATCGTATAGAAAAAGGCGATTACTAGAAAAAACACTCTCCCAAATTCCTCTAAAATATTTCTCATCTAAATTATTCTCCAAGTGAAGCATCTTGTTTGCTTCAATAGACATGAAATCTAATGCAGCTTGTTTAACGGACTCTTCCAGAGCAACGTAGCCAACATTCTCTCCCTTTGATAAGAAATAGCTTGCAATCTCTTTAACAGTTGTAGACTTTCCTGCTCCAGTTCCAGCACAGAACGTAACAATTTCTCCTCTTCTTGCTCCAAGTGTTTTTGCATTGAGTCCTTTCCAAGGATAAAGATACTCACTCTCTTTCATGCTAGTGTTAACAAGATCCCAAGTATCCTCCCCTGCTATAATTCCATCAGGTCTAAATGTTTTAGCAGACCATACCGCGCTGACAATCGCAGCTTTACCGTTCTTCAGAAGAACCTCATTAACATCCTTCTGAGGCAAGTTAGCTACCTTGCACCTACCAGGTGGAAATAATTCTGCAGCTTCAGCCACTGCTAATCTACCTGCTTTGTCCTCATCAAACATTAATATTATTTCTTCAAAGTTTGCTAGGAGCCACTCAAGGTCTTTGCTGATGGCTTTCTTTGCTGATGCCGCGCCATTAGGGATAGAGACTACAGGCCACTTACAGCTCTGAGCCTCCGCTACAGAAATAGTATCAATCTCTCCCTCATTAATTACAATTTTCCTACCTGTACCCCATAGATGCTTACCCCAAAGACCTGAGCAGTCTCCTAGTGTTCTGAAATCTTTACCTTTAAGTCTTAACTTCTGTCCTACTATTCTGCCTCCCTCATAAAAGTTTGCAATGTGGCATCGTCCACCTTGATACTTTCCAATGGAGTATCCGAACCGCCTACACGTTTCTTCAGATATGCCTCGTACTTTAAGCTCCTCAAACGTTCCTCTAATTGGAGTATATTCGCCTGTTTTATTTTGTCCAGATCCGTTAAATACCTTAGGTAAGCTACTAACGCTACGATCACCATTGTCATAATAATTACAATCAACTCCAAAGCAATATCCATGTCCATCATCGTACCTCTTTAAGTTATCTTTAGATCCACAAGCAGGACAAGGTTCAGTCCCTATGCATACACTCTTTGATCCATTCTGGGGGTATGCTTGTTTTGGAAAAGCTAAATCCATGTTTTTTGCACCACTCTCCATATGTTGTCTTAGCTCCCTTATATAGTTTTTGATTTGGGTTATTAAAGACAAACCTTAAATCTAAATCTGGGTACTGCTGTTTTAGTAGTAGGTGTTTAGATCTATCTGAAGCCAGAAATCTACCTTTAGTTTCGATGTAGATCTTACCCCCAGACCTTGTGGTCAACACAAAGTCTGGAGTGTAAGTTCTATTCTTAGGCACATAAGGGATTCTCTCAGGCTCGTACTCCCACACAATCTTAGCGGAGTTTAATTGACTGCCGACAGTACTCTCTAGCCCTGAGAGATATCCCTGTAGCTGGCCCCTACGGAGCTGGGAACTAGAAATCTTCATCTTCTTCTACCATTTCATCTGCTTCATAATCCTTCTTTGCTTCCTCTTCAGCCAACTCTGGCTTGTCTACACAATCATCACCCCAGTCTACATTTTCTTTAGACTGGTACTCTACCAGCCCACCCTCTGCGACCCGCACCTTCTTACATCTAAGAGATACACCACCGCCCATACCATCGTAAGCAAAGGCTTCATAGGCAATCTTGAGCTGACTACCTCCACCTATAAGCTTAGTCAACCTGTTCCCGTTCTCATCAAACAAAACAGGCTTCTGGCTAAAAGGTTCACCCCTCTTAGGAGATACCTTAGCCTTCAGTTTAAATTGAACCACATAATTACCAGTGGTTTCCCCCTGGTCATCAACCTCAGGTTTAATAGGGTTATTCTTTCCTCCGTTCATCAGAGGCTTTACTACAGCATTGATGCTCTTAACATCAGCCTTACTATAAACCATCTTGACAGAATAAACCCCATCAGCATCAAACTTGGTATCAGGCTTATTAAGCCAAGGATATACTGCGGTTCCTACAGGTGAAACATGAAGTTCATTACTCATACTATAGTTCTCCTTGAATGTATCGTTGAGCTCCACCATACTCAGGGATTTGAGTACGTTTTGTCTCAACTTCTATGTTGTTAGATATACTCATAAGATCTGCTAAGTTATACTGTCCTTCTAACTTGTACCTGTATAATGTAGTAAATACATTAACTAGTATAGCGTGTTTCTCATCTTTAGAATACTTATCTAAACAGTTCACAACTTCCATCATGCCTTGAGATACTTTCTCAATATTTGTATTAGCTAAAAAAGAAATCACTTTGTTTTACCTCCTCTATTCTTAGAATACCAAACTTAGGGAGAGAAGGCAAGGATATTTTTTGCTCATCTCTAAATTTATTTAATAAATCTCCTTCATACATTGAAACAAACTCTTCCCTTAAAACAGAACCTAAGGTTTCTATATCACAGGCATGGACTCCGAAACTATCATGCACTACAGAGAAGCTACTGATATCATGGAGATCCTTAGCTTTTATTATTGTCTTCATCAAGTGACAAGCATCTAGACTGTGAATGAAGTTAGGCGCGATCCCGTTAGACTGCTTAGCCTTGTCTAATTTATCGGAGTCTCCCTGTCCAGACCATAGGGAAGCCATCCTACCGTTTATAACAGTTTTAATTTCTTTTACAATACTTTTAGTATACTTCTGTTTTACTATAAAACCTGTAGGTACAGTCCATGAGATAGGCATATCATTCCTAGACATTTCTTTTGATACTGCTTGTAACCAGCCCATACCTTGTCTAGATGATATGACTACTTCACCTATAGTCTCATAGATATGCTTTGCTAGGAACTTACAATGCTTCCATAGGTCTGTCTTTGCGTCTATTCCTGGAAATTCTACTCCTTTATCTATCTGTTTCTTTAGTTCCTCATGGATTTGTTCTATCATTCCGTACCTAGTGGCTCCATAAGGAGTGGTCATTACTGGCCTTTTGACAAGAGATCTACTAAGATTGCTAGGGCTCCCCCAAATAGACAACTCCACATCAGTATCAGACATAAATTCACTACATATTTTTCTAATGGTTTCTTGTCTAACGATTTCATATATATCCTCTGGGCTATCACTGGGTAATAGATTAGTAGCTTTACCTCCCACTTCATCCCTAAGTAAAGCAGAGAAATGTTGCAGACCGTTGCAAGACCCATCGACTGTAACTGGTAAATGTGAAAGATAATCTAAATTACCGTTACAGCATAGGTATTCAAAGCAGGCCCTAAGGAACTGCCAAGGCTTATCCGCATCCATCCACTGCTTGTTATCCAAGGGAGATAAAGCTACTCTCATTATCATGTCTTCATTATCTTGGGCCCACTCTACCCTTTCTTCGAGGGAGACCTTATCGTACCCCCAGCAGTTGCTGAGGTGTATCTGGAGCCATGCGTATCCGTTTTCTCCAATAGGTTTACCTTCAGTAAATTCGAGTAAACCTCTTGCTGAGTCCTCCCCTTGTGGGTTAAGGAACGCTGTGTTAGCATATAGACGGCCTCTGAAGTCAAGTGTATGGGGAAAATAAATGGCTTTTTCATCTTTAAACTTTCTAGTCATCCACATTAGGTGACTGAATTGGATTCTTTTAGTCTTCCTTCTAACATTATCACCATGCATTAGAGTAGCTTCTCTCTTCCACTCTATGATTTCTTCTTTAGTTCCATCCTTAGGATAAGGTCTAGGCATAGTAGCCTGACTCCCATCAGGTATTACATTACAGATAGCTTCTTGATCATAGAGTATGTCCATGACTTCTAAAACTTTAGTGCTCACCCTCCAAGCAGTTTCTTGAATGGTATTAACAGCATGGAAAACTTCCTTCATACTATCATGCTTGGCATCCAAGAGATTCATATAACCTTGATCCATAGTTTTAACCAGGTTCAATCCTGTGTACTGATAGTATCCACCATCATAAACTGAAGTCCACTTTCTAGGAGGAATAACACAGGGTAACTTAACTGGAGACCACAATTCACATAAAGAATTCTTACCCTCTATCCATTGTATAGACTCTTCTGTAGCTTCTAACCAGAAGATAGTCTTGCGTTTCTTATGAGTATTAAGAGTTCTCTTAACTATATCAAAGATCTTAGTACTGCTACATACCATTTCTATTAATAGTTCTCCTAGTTTTACTTTGACCGCGGGAGACCACTGACTCCACTGGATATTAGCTTTGTTGCCGGAGTGTATTAGTACTCTCTTTTGTTTCCTGTAGTTTGTAGTTCTCTTATTGAGATCTCTACGGACTACATCAAAGAGAGCAGGGTTAGCTTCTCTAAATGCTCTGAACCTAGCTTCATCCTCTACAAAAGAGCCTATCTCTTGAGCAACCTTGACTAACTTAACAGGAGTGCTCAGGTGATTGATACATCCTTTTAAAGCTAAGAATGCCATGACATCTGAAGGGAGCTCATTGAGTTTAGCTATAGCTTCTAAAGAATAATTAATAGGGTCTCCTGAAACAGACTTATTCTTAATTTCATCAATAGCCTGAGATACCTTGGAGCAACTCTTCCTGATAAACTGTATGCCAGCAGGAGTAGTAGCTTCATGTTTACCTCTCTTTGCCTCTATGTTTTCTTTGCGGAACCTTTTGACTCCTAGAGAGACCATTTCCTCTTCTAGAAGTTTCTGTCGATTAAACATCTTTAAAACTCCTGTAGATTTCTCGTGAGTACATACAAGTGAATATGAAGTCTCCTACTAGGAAGCCATATTGACTTGTAAATATCCACCAGCTTATAAAGCAGATATTGCAGCTTATCCCTTGGTACAGTGCGTACCTAGTCTGCCGATTAATACATCTGACAGACCAGGCGCACCATACTGTTAAGGTGAATTCAAAAAGGTAAGTAACATCAAAGATCATATATTAAATAATGCTCCAATAGCTGTTAAGATTGTCCAGATAATCATATCTGCTCCTAATACATTTGGTTTAATAAAGTTTCAATTGTTGCTACGTTACCCTGAGCCATCGTTATTGCTCTTTCTTCAAAGTCTTCTATCTGTTTATCTCTAGATTTAATCATGGCTGTAGCTCGTTCTACCACATCTGCTTTAGTCTTGCACTCATCAAAGAGTTCATCATACCACTTGTTAGAAGGCATCCAGCTCATTGTGTTACTCCTCTGCTATAGGTTTTAAATGTGGCAGGATACCAATGATCCTTATGTCTTACCATGATAGGTGTATTGGTATCTACCAAGTAGCATACAGGCTGGTCTTTACTTTCTGTATGGTAGACCACCCTGCCTGTATTTTGTGTTGCAACTGTACTGCATGGTACTCTAATCGCGGTATAAGATACCTCAAGTCCATATTTATGAAGAACCTGGACTTGATTATGTATCTCCCCTATGTCCCAGCTTATAGCTTTATAGGCTGGTGGTATGGTTAATAAAAGTGTAATTATCAGCTCATTCATTATGTCACCTCTATTATCAGAATAACAAAGATAGTATTAAATGTCAATAACTTACTTAGCTGACATAACATAATTCCTGATTCTGTCACTTACTTCAAAAGAGATAGGATTAAGAGTATCGGTCTTGGAATCATACTTATAGCCGTCCAAGATTCTGCCGGATATCTGCCGGACTTTTACAAGTTTACCCTCATCATCATATTTCCAGATAGAAACAGGGTATCTCTTATTGCTGCCCTGATCCGTTACTACCTGAGCTGTTTCGGATCTTCTACTTATGTTATCACAAGTATCATTCTCTGGATCATACATAGAGTTATACATTATATTCTCCTTAGTAATTATCATTATTATTTACTTACAATTAAAACTTAAGGATATCTTAGTTTTAACTTTAAGTCTGACCTGAAGTATACCTTAGGTTATACTTTAATATAGGGATTTTGAACTTTCTCATAATTGTCCTTTAAAATTATATACTTAGCCTACTTCTTAGTTTTGACATAAATTCTAACCGTCTCAGCGTACTTTAAGGGCAGACTTTGATCATAATGTCTTAAGTCTAGCCCGTCTTTTCTATTGGCTGGGGCTCTAGATCCACTCCCTCGTGGAGTCACAGTAAATCCATAGATTCCTAAAGCTTTACCCCATTCTCTTGCTACTTGAATCTGTTCTTTTGTTTTATCGTTGTACTCTAGTTTTGCCAGATAGCTATACATTACCATACTTCTCCTTTTTGTAGAGATCCAAAGATATGAGCTATAACGTCTATAGTCCATCCATTGCCTAACATTTTGTATCTTTGAGTATTACTTATTTTTACTTCTTTGTCATCCATTATACCTTTACTAGTATAATTATCAGGTACAGTTTGGAGCCTTTCGCATTCTATAGGAGTAAGCTTTCGCCACTTTAGAGGTGGAACGTATACTTTAGGCTCTCTGTGTCCACCACCACAGGTAGTCAATGTAGGTGCTTTACCCTCTGGCGAATAGACTCTTTTTATAGAGTCATAGCCTTTTAAGTCAGCTTCACCTATTTGAATACATACAGAGTCTTTTTGTACTGTCGTCAAAGCATTAGACTTGTTATCTTTTCTTATCTCAATTCTTTGAGACGTGCTACCATCTTTATCATACCTCCCTCTAAAAGCTCCACCTGTAAATAGTAGCTGATTACTTTCAATATGTCCATTAGCATAACCATGAGTTCCTGCACATAATGATTGAAATTTATCATTAGGTTTAAAACTATTGTTTGCTTGAGATTTATAACTATTATTTTTGTTCTTAGTTTCATATTTTGCATCAACTACAGATTCTAGTATATCCTTTAAAACTAATCCTTTATCTGTCCAAGGTCTAACTGGAATGTTAGTCCAGTAAAGCCTTTGTCTATTCTGAGCAGAAAAGTCTTTACTATTTATAAACACAGGTTCAACTTTAAGTAATCCGGAAATAACATCCTGATACTCTTTTTTCATCTTGACATTTTCAAGAAGGAAATATTCAGGTTTACAGACTTTTATAGCTTCTATGACCTTATAAAATAAACTACTCCTATCTCCTTCTAGACCTTTACCTTTACCAGCAAAACTTAAGTCCTGACATGGACTTCCTGCTATCACTACATCAATGTCAGTAAGCTTACTGAAATCAACTTTAGTAACATCTCCTAGAAATATGGTATCAGGAAAATTAGCTTTTGTTACTGCTTGTGCATACTTGTCAATTTCACATGAATAATACTTATCCACTTTTAGCCCAGCTCTTTGAAATGAGAGCTGACCTCCTGACATTCCATCAAACATGCTTAAAACATTCATAATGACCTCCTAAGTTATAGTGTAACTTGCTCTGTAAGCTCCTGAGAGCCTAAATAAGCCCATGTTCCTGTTTATGTATACCTTGGCTAAGGTTATCCAAGAACATAGGCTTAAATTGAAGCTCAGGACTTTAAATCATATAATATTCTGCATACTTAGCCCCAGTTACGTCTATTTTCCAAGCTTTAGTTATGGTAGGGATTCCCATAGCTTTATTTATGCTAGAAATCACAGAACTTAAAGATTCAATTCTATAATTACTCCTAGCTTCCCGTGGAGTTAAAATCCTAGCTTTTTTAAAATGTTCGAGCACTTGTGTTGATTGTGTCATTATTTTGACTCCTTGGTTAGTGTTGTTATTTTGACAGGGTATATTTTGTTACTGTCATTATTTAATTTTACATCTATTATGTTTTTAAAATCTCCTATGGTTATTGACATTAGATTTAACCTTAGTTTTTGTGTTATAGCATCCGTATATGCATCCCTCATTTTTTTAGCTCCCTTTTAAGTTGATTTAATTCGAGTGTTATTTCTACCATTTTTAAATAATATCTTGTATCGTCTGTCATGCTCCAATATATATCAGAGTCTAAAATATCTTGCAAGTCTATAATCCTTTTTTCTTTATCTGTCATTATTATTATTCTCCTTAATAGTATTAAATACAATCTTCAATAGCATATATTATAGCATATGCAACAATAAAAACAATAAATAGTTCAAACATTGAAATTAGCATTTTGTATCCTTTGTTTAATTAATGGACTTCATAAGCTATAGGTCTAGGGTTATGCCAACAAGCTCTACAATTATGACATTTTTTAGGGTTAGGCTTGCCATTCTTTTTAAAGCCTATGCTTTTTGCTTTACATAAAAATAAATTTCCGTCTAGTTGAGATTTATCAGAAATAGCAGTACTACCATGAATATTATCATATTTCCCATTTTTAGACGGGCTAGAAAACCTTACTTTTACATTTGGCAAAGCTTCTAATAGCCTCCACGTTTCCTGATTAAATAAATCTCTAGACTTTGTTGGAATCCAGTGATTTATATCCGGCGTACTATCACAGATATCATAAATACCTTCAAGTACTTCTTGACTTGCTATATCCCCACTATCATACCACCTAAAATATTTATCTTTATTCTTTTTTAGTTGATTAATCATATCATCAACCCATTCTTTATTTTCCATTTCTCTTAAATTGTGGTTTTTAAGGTTAACAGAATTAGTCCAATTGTATGCCCCTTTGTTAGCATAACAATATTTGCATATTTCTTTGATATCACCATTTAAGTCAAACCTTCCTTTACATGTTTCTTCAATTGGTAAACTTAAAGACTTACAAGGCATTTTACTGGTTTTCGATAGTTTAATCATTTTAGCCCCTTTGCTTTATTAATTAATCTTTGCTTTATTAATCGAGCTATTCTTTTATTCCGCCTATGATTATTATATTTTAGCATTTTGTTTTATCCTTTGTTGAATTAATTGTACTTTCAGAAATATAGTTCGAGATATCGAACAAGTCAAGCACTATTTATAAAAAAATAAATTCCACCAGGCGGAGCCCTTTGTTTACAAGGACTTACAGCTTTATTAATTATTGTTAATGTTTGGAATGAGCGCGGGTCGCTATCTCGAACACTTAAAGAAAAAAATAAATGCTACCCCTACCACCTAAGTTCAAACATAATGACAACTTCAATCGGCAATGGTCAACCCGTGGTCAACCCGTGGTCAACCCGTGGTCAACCCGTGGTCTCAAAAAGTATTTAATGACGCGCACATGGGCCCGCGCGCGCGCATAATGAATAGTTTAGGCCAATGGGGGTAAATTTTGATTTTTATCTCTCCATATACCCCCTCAGATTTTCTTAATAAAAACATTAAGTCACTCCCAAGTATACACAAAGTTCATCCTAAGCCTCTTATCTCGCATATAAGGATCTTCTTTAGTTACCTTAGGTACTCCCCCAGTTCTAGATAATGTCCTCTTAGATCGACTCTGAGGGTATATAGGAGGATATACCGTATTATCTGTACCACATTGGTTTAAGTAGGTAGGTTTATCCACAGGGATATTGATCATTGTCTTATAGCTAGAGTTATGCATTTAAGTCTCCGTACGTTTAAGTATGATACATCCTAATATGATATCCTTAGGTGCTTCTTTAATCGCTACTTTAACTTTCTTTTCACACTTCTGTTTACTTGTGAATGTTTCAGCTACTTCCATTTCTTTAAATTCACCATTAACACCTAAAAATACTATCATAAGTAACCACATATCCTAAGTCCTCACCCATAAGTCTTCAGTCTCCCCATTAGTTCCAAAGGAATTCATAAATGTTCTACATTGTTTTTCTATTTCATACTCTCTTCTGCTCTTATATTCTTCTTCTCTATTAAGTTCTACTTGTTCTTTCCAATATGCAGCACCCATAGCTAGTACATCTATTCTATCATCATACTGTAGGCTACCTTTATCTCTACTTAGCCTTGTCATTTGGTAGAATAATTGTCTATTAGGCTTATCTCTAGACTCTTCAAAGTCTCTAGCTATCTCTGAGTAATCAAATACTAGCTTATGAGAGCCTAATAGTGGTTCTAATACGTCTAATATACGGTGTTCTTTTTGTTTATGATGCTTAATTTCCTCTACAGTACAGCTATAGAACTCATGGAGTACTGGTTTAAAGAGCTGAGTATACATACCATCACCAAAATTATCTTCTATTTCTATGATATTAGGCTTATACTCTGCTGCTATTCTAGCTAATTGTGCTAATGTAGCTCTATCATAGCCACCTTTAAGTCCTCCTACTTTAAGAACAAAGATCATTCCATTGAGAAACTTAGTGATACAGTAGCCAGTTTCATCCATACCTCTACCAGAAGGATCAATATGCATTGCTGCACCTGTATACTCAAAGTAATCCTCAGATACTTCAAATGGCTTGTAGAAGTAATCTCCAGTTAGACCTACAGCAGACAATGTTTCATCCTTATGGCTCTTACCCCATACTATTCTGCCAGGAGCTTTAAGTGTATCTAAGGGTACTACTAGTGCATCCTCTAGTTTCAAAGGATACCTTAGAGCATCTTCACCTGAAGTATCCAGCATGAACTGCCTAGCGAATCCTGCTTTACCATAAGAGCTCTTACGTTCCTCTAGATCCAGGCTATCAAACCTGAGGGGGTCTGTAGGCTCCCCTATGTCGATCTGAAGCTCTTTTATGCAGGGACTTAGCTTATCCCCATAGAAATTATTAAGCCTCTCAGATGGCTTTAGAGCAGGCCATATACGACACTTGTATCCTCTAGATTGAAGATTAGTATATAGACTTTCTTCTACCTGGGGTGTTCCTAAGTATACTACACGTCCTACTTTAGGCATAACTACAGCATCAAATTCTTTAACTACTTCTGCTAACTTCTCTCTCATTACCTGAGTAAGAGCATTACTAAGAACTTCTACATCATCAGCAATAATAAAGTGTGCTCTAGATCCTACTATTTGACCAGTAATACCAATAGATTTAACAGAAGGAGCATGGGAAGCCCTACTAGGAGCAACATCAAAAGCAACATTAGAATCTCTTTGATCCTGTCTTGCCTTAAGATGTTGCAAGATAGGCATCTCTGCAATGATTCTTTTAGTAAATGTAGAAAAGTCATCAGCCCTCTGTTTAGATGCAGAGACTACTAGAAACTTTAACTGAGGATCTACTAGGAGCTTCCATACAACAAAAGCAGAGGTAATCCAGGACTTACCTACTCCTCTAAATGCTTGGATAATAAGTCTCTTAGGGCCCTCTTGTAAGTAATCAGCAATATCATATTGAATAGGAGTAGGCTCAGGGAGACCTAAGTGACCCCAAGCTACATATAAGAAGTTCTTAAAGTCTCCTTTAATTAGGTCTAGCTGGGAGCTCATTGAATGGTAATTCCTTTACAATTGATTGAATATCATCATTATTCTCACCTAAACATTCTATATTGTTATCTCTAAGAAACTGACGGATAACATTAAGATCAGCAGGAGAGCATTCTCCAGATACTAGTTTATCTGCTAAGTGTCTAGCTAGAAGCCCATGTAAGGCTCCTAATTGATTTACAGTACCATTATTAGAATCACTCATTACTTACATACCTCTTTATAAATATCATTATTCCTGGCCACCTGAGCTAGATCTTTGGACAACTCAGGGAATTCCCTGAGTATATCCTTAGATTGTTTACTAAACTGTACTGGTTCATACCACATACAGTCTTTACTATAGTAATCATTAGCATCATATAGTCCTAGACCAAAAGTAGTCATAGGAGCTACTAGATCAGAAGCTATACTACAACCCAGCAAGTACATCAGGCATACCGACACGATCCCTAACTTTAGCTTTAGCTTCATCTATTTCTTTCTCCACTTCAATTTTAGCAGCCATACCTTTAGGATGATTGATATTATTAAAGATATTACCAGCTAACCAATTACAAATAGGCCAGAGTGTACCTAATATAGGGATCTTCTGTACCCACTTATCAGGCATGGCTCCTGTTACTACTGTAAACATTAGTACTACTTCACCTGCAATCTGGAACCACTGTTGATCATAAAATCCACTCATAGCTCTACACCCCTTTTATTAGAAAATCTATCTACAGTAATAATTAGACTACTAGGAATATACCCATAGCCTTTATAAGTATGTGTCTTCTGTTCTTTATTGTATCCTAATACAATATAATCATCTTTAAAATCTATGTAATAACCTATAGTTTCATATATTACTTCCTTTAAATCACCTAATGTTTCTCTAGAAATCTCTTCAGAACAATCTACTGCATCTCTCCAAGTTACTACTAAAGGTACATCAAAAGGAAAACTCTTGATTAACTCTATAATCTTTTTATGTGTCATTTAGATAGTCCTATGTATGCAATTATAGTAGCAGCTAGTGAAGTCATACTTATCCACAATCTATGAGCTGTACTTTGAGAAACCTTGAGAGCTTTTACTTCTGAAACTAAGCCGTTAACTTTAGATGCACCCCTGAGTATAAGTTCGTGATCTTCAACGTCTTCTTGAGTAATCTTTAAGTTATTCTTCATAAGAATGATATCAACGTGCATTACATTCAGTTTATCTAATATTAACTGCTCGTTCATTTCTTTTCCTTATCTATACGAATAGTTTTAATCTTATCCTGCTTAGACTTTTCTAGTTCATTAGCTCTTATATGTAATGCTGCAATATCAGTTTTATACTCTTGTCTAGGTACAGTAGTATATTGCAACTCGTCTATCCTACGGTCAGTCTCATGTATCAACTTAGAATGAATAACTACAGCCGAATTATCTGCTTTATCCTTTTCAAGGGAATCTACTTTAGCTGTAATACGGTTTATAAAGAACCATCCTATAGCTACAAATAAGGCCCACGCTGACTCTAGTATCTTCTCCATTCATTTTAGTGCCATATAAAAAGTTAGAAGTATTATTACAAATATAGTATACAAGCGTATCACTCAGTAACTTCAACCCACGCAGTAGTATCTTCATCCCATGTATACATCTTGTCATCATCAGGATAAGCAGTAGGCGGTTGCCAATCATCACTAGCATCTAATGCCCAGCTTGCGTATGGCTGTGGAGCTATGAACTTGTCTTTAGATTTATCGTAGGTATAGCCTGTGCCAGCGTATTGTTTTCTAAAGTTATTGTTATAGCTAGTCTGTACCCAATTAAATGAGTCACCTACTGCACCGCTATTGATGAAGTTTTGTTCTGCTACTATTACTCGCTGTACTACACCATCACTGTTAATTTCTGCGAAGTGAGACATTTAGTTATCCTTTATTGAAATTTGTATCTTATGATTACTACACCAGAACCACCAGCGGCTCCTGCTCTTCCACCTGTATTTGATCCAACACCACCGCCACCACCACCTAAATTAGTACCTCCGGCTGTAGGAGTTGCGTTTAAAGCTCCATTACCACCACCACCAGAACCACCTGTGCCCCCAGTGTAAGCTCCTGCATAACAACCGCCCCCACCTCCGCCAGCCCTTGTTACAGCAGAACCAGTTATAGATGAAGATACCCCAGTACCACCATGACCACCACGAGATGTTAATATACCGCTATCACCTACCCCACCTGCGCCACCTCCACCTCCGCACGGGTGAGCCTGTCCGTTTCCACCACCAGCACCACCAGCATAACCTTGATTAGCTGTTCCAGCACCCCCTGCGGCAGAATTGTAACCACCACCTCCACCTGAACCTCCGACCCGACCTACATTAGTAGCACTGTAAGCACCACCTCCGCCACCAGTTGATGTGATTGATGAAAATACAGAATCACTACCATCAGTTCCATAACCACCAGCAGCCCCGCCTGCTCCACCAGCACCTACTGTTACAGTATAAGTAGTTGCAGTAGCAGTTAGTTCGGTTTCGCTTGTTCCACCACCACCCGATGTTTCGGAGTTATAAGAATTTCTATAACCCCCTGCACCACCACCAGCAGCAATATCCCCATTACCAATTCCTCCTCCACCAGCACCACCAGCAATTACCAAGTAACTAAGTTCTGGAGCATCACCTACAGTTGTGACTTCAAAAGTTCCGCTAGCATTAAATGTATGTACTTTATAATCACCATCTGTGGTAGTCGTCCCACCAGTTCCAACCATTCCAGTAAAAGGTTGCGCACCAGTTCCATCTCCAATATTAGTCCAAACATTGGCATTAGTAGTAGCATCAGTGCAACAATACATCTCACCTGTAGTTGTTCGTAAGTAAACTGTACCCACTCCACCAGAAGGATTAATTGTTGCCGTTGGTTCTGAAGTGCTTTTCGTTATGTCACTCGGCAAACCTGTAAGGCTTGCCCCTGATATAGCTGGAAGCGACCCAGTGAGCTTGCTAGCGTCAACGCTTGTGATTAAATCTGAGGTTACTTTAGTTTGTGTCATAGTTACCCTTTAGGATATTTGTCTTTCGTTACTTTAATAGTTGTCTTCCAGCCGTCAATGCCGTTGTGATACAAATCGTCTAGCTGATCTGCAATGCTAGGGTACTCATCTGCCCTCTTACGTTGATACTCTTTAGCATCATAGGCAGTCTTTAACTCT